TTACCTGAGTGGATTAGCTGGCGCGGGTACTACTGCGCTTAATCGCCCCACAGACCAGCTTGTAGCCCCAATGACGGCTTTGCAACAGCAGGGCTATGCCGCAATACCAGGAGCCGCTACAGCGTATCAGCCTGGCCTTGCTGCCGCCCAACAGACCGTTTCAGGTGTTGCTCAAGGTCTAACTCCCGAAAAGATTCAATCCTTAATGAATCCTTACACCTCGGGCGTGGTAAATGAGATGGAGCGTCTGCAACAGCAGAACATCCAACGTAATCTGATGCCTCAATTGAAGGCTGGATTTGTGGGTAGTGGGGGATTGGGTAGCCAACGCTATGCAAACGCATTAGGACAGACCGCCTCTGATCTTCAATCTAACCTGCTAGGCGCTCAGACTGGTGCTTTGCAACAAGGCTATTCCCAAGCCCTGCAAGCCGCTCTTAATGAAGGGCAAATGCAGACTGAGGCAGCAAAACTACAAGGTAACCTTGGCGCACAAGAGCAGACACTTGGCTTAACTGGCGCTGGTGCTATGACTAAGGGCGGCGCAGAGCAACAAGCTTTTGAGCAAGCCAAGATCAATGCACCATTGACACAAGCAACCAATGTGTCTAATCTGATGAAGGGCTATAGCGTGCCATCATCTACTACTGAAAAATATACTGGCCCATTGCCTGGCGCTTATGGTTTATCCCCACTATCTCAAGTTACTGGCTTGGGTTCATTGGTTGGAAGTGGTTTGGGAAGCACTACAACAGTTACCATTGGCCCAGATGGAAAACCAATTACAACCATAAATCCAAATTGGTTAAAATCTATTTTTAAAGAGTTGCCATCATTTAATGATATAAGTAATTATTTTGGGTCAACTGGATTAAGTAATACGGGCGGCATAGGAACTAGTGCTGTTGGCGGTGTTGATGTTGGTGAGTTTTAAGGATAAATACTATGGCAACATCACCATTAGATTCTGTTAGCAGCACAGAGACAACAAAACAATTGTCTCCTGAACAAACCTATGACGCAGCAGCACAAATGCTTTTGTCTGGTCTTGAGTCGCGCCAAAACAGAGGATACAACCCTACTTTGCTTGCTATTGCCGAGGGAATGTTAACGCCTACAGCTACTGGTTCTTTTGGCGAAAGTATTGGACAAACGGCTAAATCTGTTCGCACTCAACAAGATCAAGAGTCTCGCCGTGAGCAAGAGAATGCAATGATGCGCTTTCAACTTGCCAAAGAGAACATGGGCGTACAAAAAGAAAGACAAAAACAACAATTGATGGGCCAGCTTTATAAAGAGACCCCTGAAGGTTTTGTGCTTGATACAGAAAAAGCAAAAGAATTGGCTAGAGTTACTGGAGACCCACAATACATCCAGCAAATTATTTCTAATGAAAAACAAACCAAACTGCGTAAACTTGGTGAACAAATGTTTGTTCCCAAAACTGTTGAGACAGATGGTGTTAAAAAGACAACATACGAATTTAATCCAAATGCTGTATTTGATTTGGCAAAAATTTCTGACAATCCAGTTGAGGCTGTTGCAAAGTATGCTGAAATGGTTCCCAAGCTGCGTAAAGCTGGCTTGTTAGGTGGCGGCACCACAGAAGCCACACCTTTTGATGCTATTGCTTTGATGGCAACTGATCCAGCTATTAAGTTGCAAGCACAGAATCTTGCAAAGCAATTTGCAAAAGGCTCAATAGATGAAGATAAAGCCAACACTCTTGCAAATCAAATGTTGACCATGATGACTAGTCACATGGATCGCCAACAGGCTATGCAATTCAATCAAGCAATGCAAGGCATTATGTTGGGTCTTCGCCAAGATCAAATGGGCTTTAACCAAATGATGGCTAGAGAAAAGCTAGAAAAAGAAAAGAAAGAACAAGAATCAAAGCTAACAGACCAACAAAAAATTGAATATAACAAGGTTATAGTTCCAATTATCAATGAGGGTATTAAAGCAAGTACTGCATTGGCTCAAGTTGGCCAACTTAAAAACCAAATTGAAAAAGCTCCTAGTGGGGTGCTTTCTGGTGTATATGCCTCTTCTGTTGGAAGATTGTTGGGAACAGATGAAAATACAGCCATGAGAAATCTTGATTCATTGAGCAAAGCATTGATACCAATGATTCCAAGATTGCCAGGCTCTTCATCCAATCTTGATGCTCAAAACCTTGAAAAATCTATTGGCAGATTGACTGACTCAACTCTTACCAACAAACAAAGAAGAGAGCTTGTTATAGAAATTGAAGATGGATTTAAGCGTTTGTCTGATCGAGCTGAACAATATCAAAACCACTGGGATTCCACTAAAACTTTACCCAAGATTTCAAGTGCCCCTCAAGAGTCGCCTAAATCAGCCCCACAAAAGCCCTCTCAACCATCAACTAGCGGATTTAAAATTCTTGGCGTGGAGAAACCATAATGGCTGATGTAATCTACAGAATACAAGCCCCCGATGGAAATATACTGAGAATTCAGGGGCCAGAGGGCGCTAGTGAGGCGCAACTTTTAGAGGTTGCTCGCACTCAATACATGGCTCAAAAAACTGCCGAACCTAAAGCAGAACCCAAAAAAGTAGAAGTCTCTGAGAATGATCTTGCTAAACGCATAGCTTCAGGTGAGACCTATGTTGATCCTATGGGGGGTGTTTATAGCCCAGAGATGGCTGCTTTTGGCGCTCCTATTGCTTCTGCTGCCCTAGGAGCTTTGAAGCCAATTGCTGGAGCCGCCCAATTTTTAGGGATTAACAAGCCAGCAAGAGAGGTAGAAAAGCTATCCAAAACGCTTAAAGACATTGGTGGAACCCCATCTTCTGTTGGTGAGTTTGTGGGAGAGATGGCCAGCCCACTTTCTTTGAAGCTTGGTAAGGTTGCTGAAAAAGGAATTAGCGCAATTCCAAAAGTTGGTAAGTCTGTTACCGCAAGAATGGCTGCCCAAGGTGCGGCTAGTGCTGCATTGACCCCTACCTCTGATCAAGAAGATTACGCAAAGTTTCTTGAAGAAAAAGCTGGTCAAGTTGGGTTTGGGGCTGGAGCTGGTGCGGCCCTTGGCAAAGCAACTCAAGTGGCTATGAGTCCTCAAGTATCAGAAAAAATGCAGATGCTTAAAGACATGGGTATGAAATACTTTACGCCTGGCCAACTTGCAAGCGAAATTCCCGTGCTCGGTAGGCTTGCACAAGGGCTAGAGGCAAAGCTTACTAGCGTGCCTATTGCTGGACAAATGGTTGCCCAAGGCATCAAAACAAGTGCAGAAGACTTTAATCGAGCGCTGGGCAATAGAGTGTTAAAACCTTTAGGCGAAACAGTTCCCAAGGATGTTCCTGCTGGCCGTCCAATGGTTGAATTTTTGGAAAACGAAATTAGCAGCAGATATGATGAAATTTTGCAAAATGCGAAATTTGTTAACAGATCTTCAACCGCAAACTCAAAAGGAACAGTAGAAACTTTGTGGGATAACATTCTAAAAACCACCAATGATATGGTTCCATCACAAAGCAGATCTTTTGAAAAAGACATTGTGGAAAATGTTATACAGCATCTTGAAAACAATACGGTTTTAAGCGGTGGACAATTTAGAACACTAGAGAGGTATCTTGGCGAGCAATCCAGCAGAAATTATTCTATGGGCCAAAATGAAGTTGCTCAAGCCTACTCTAAGGTTCAAGACATTCTTAGAAAAGAGCTTACAAAACAAAACCCACAAATAGGTAAGCTTCTAACCGATACCCATCAAGCTTTTAAAAACTTGCTTCCTGTAAAGAAATCATCTGAAATGGTTGGCGCAGAAGAGGGTGTGTTTAGCCCAACCCAATTCAGGGGACAGGCAAAAGGCAAGCCTGAGTTGCAAAAGATTTCTGATGCCTCTATGAGAGTTTTGGGGCCAGCCGCGCCTAATGGTTGCACGGCAGATAGGTTGATGGCGGCAAGCTTGCTTGGTGGTGCCTCTGGCGCTGCTGGTGTTACTGGTGGGTTGGCTGCTGGCGCTGCTGTTCCATTAGTTCCGCTTGCATTGAGCGGTA